TACATGTAAGAACCCATCATGCTTAGTGTAGTTTGATATACCCTCAACAAAAGAACTTAGGTAACTACTGATAGCAGACAAGCGTTTCTGATCCGTAAGAAATGACTCAGCCTCTGTCATGTTATTACTTCTGGCAGTAGATGCTAGTATCTCTAAGTTATCCTTACCTGTACTAAAACCATTGGCACTAATCCAACTCTTGTTAGGTGCAGTAAATCTTAGACCTGCAATCTGTTTTGTTTCTGCAAGTTGAAAGCCTCTCGTGTCACAGTCCTTACACTTGTTAGGTCTAGCATACTTTGTACCATCCTTCTTTGTTTTAAACGTCTTGCCTTGTCCCTCACAGGTAGGGCATGTAAATGCTTTTGTTCTGTACACTGGTGTAGAGTTTGCTCTAACAGCATCCTTATATTCATCCACTGTAGACGTGAACTCAAACAAATCTGCCCATTCCTTTTTGTTATTCATGCGCAGCGAGAATACAACCTGTGACATTTGCTCAGGACTGTTAAGGTTTATAGGTGTATCACCCATAAGCTTACGTATCTTCTTCTGCATCCTGTCTTCAATCTCTGCCTTCTCTTGTTCAAACTCTACTCTTACTTCTTCAAGGGCTGATCTATCCACCCTGATCCCTGACATATACATTCGGGTGAGGGTTTTACAGGTGGTAAAGGTTGTATCTCTAATGACTTTGAGACCTGTGGATTCGGGCTTGGCATAGTCAGCTTCGATACTGTGGAACAACCAGCTAGTAGAGAGCAGGTCACACCTAAGATAAAAGGTAAGCTCGTCCAACGGTATTTCATTTGTTGTGTATCCTTCTTTAAAATATCTTTTAAGTGTATCATCTTTCTGTACCTCTAGGTTTCTGCGTTCAGCACAAGCACCTAGGCTTAGGGGTGTGCGCTGCCCTCTATCAAGTATATACTCTGCTAACATAGTGTCATAGATCAAGCCATCATACTTGAAGCCTGACTCCCACAACCACATCATATCGTGCTGTGCATTGTGCATGATTAGAAGCTTTGTTAAGTCTAGTATATCCTGCACTAGCTTATGCCCAGCGCCTGACGTATCCTTTGCTTCGTCATGGTCTATGTTTACAATGTGTAGTTCATCATGGTTATCTGCATTAACCATACCAACTTGGACGAGATGATTGTTAATCTCAAACGGGTCCATGTGGTCTTTGCCATTACGTTTTGTTGTGCTGTTCTCAACATCTAATACTATTCTCATGTCTTACCTCAAGCTGAAAAGATAGAGCGTGATCCATCTAATACACAGGTGATCTTACCCTGATACCCATTCAACTTATTCTTGGCTAAGTTTAGATAACGAACTGGATCTTCGTCCTCTCCCTCAGTTTGTTGTGTCTTACCTATCAAGACCATTAGGTCAGCCTCAGCTGCCTTACCTGTCTTAGATCCTTCCATCATCGCTTGGTTAAGGTCAGCCTTACCTTCTGCTTCAGCAGATAGTTGTGACATCCAGATCACACAGCAATCATACTGCTTAGCTATGTTACGTGCATGGATAGCAGCAGTCTTGAGTGTGATGTCACTTCTTTCACTACTTATATCAGCAAACTTATCACCCATGTCAAGAACTACAACGTCAGGCTTCTCTTGTTTAACAACAGACTCAACCCATGCCATACCCTTACCTGTACTATCCTTGAACAAGACGTTACTTCTAATAGGCTCATAACGTTTCTGTGCCAGGGCTTTGTTCTCTCTAACTTCTTTCATTGTCATGTTAGATGATGCACTTATATAACGTGCAGCAACACGTGTGTATGCCTCTTCATTACACAGTACAATACACTTAGCACCCTGATGTGCAAAGCCTTGAGCACCTGCTATAAGGCTGGCATGGAAAGAAGTTTTACCAGTATTGGGGCGAGCGCCAACCAACACAAGGTGACCACCACTAACGCCTTCCACCCTACGAGCCAAGGAAGATATGTTAAAGCTCCACTTGGATTCCAGAAGCGTTGCATCAAGTATTGTGTCAAGGCTATTGTCGTCCCAGTCAACACGTAGATTAGGAGTAAAATCATTTTTGTATTCCTCTAGTAGTCGTCGCAGAGGTTCTAAACTATCCTCTGTTCCATTAACAAAATCAAACCCTAGGTTTGCTACACGATCACCAACATGCTGCTGAAACAACTGTGATAGTGTGTCTTGTGCTATCTCTTCTTTGATAGGCTCAGTAATTGCTATGCGTTTAAACAAATCCTCATATGCTCCGCGAGTAGCAGTAGTAAGACTAGCATTCATTCTATTGAACACAGCCTCTAGATCCGCAACAGTTAGGTCACCCTCATAGGATTCCATAGCACCATCAAGTGCCTGTTTAATCTTGCGTACATCCTTACTAAATATTTTATCTGGGCAACGTATGCCCTTGTGTTGATCATAAAAGTTACGATCTAGTAACGTCTTAATCAGTGCTAATTCCATCATTATTTTTGTCTCCTACAACAATATATTATATATCTTTAAGTGCTACTCATCACTCGTGTTTAAGCTCCACGTAGTACGAACCTGCACTACTCTTATACGCAGCCATAATGTCTACCCACTGCTGACCACTCATGATAATTAATTGATGGTCGTCTTCCTCAGGATCATACTGTCTTATGTATACCATACCCTCATCTCCAAAGATAACCTCAACATCTTCATGCTTACCTTTTTGATCTAAAGTTTTAACAATAGATGCATCAGATTCAAACTCAACTGTGAACATCTGATCCCTCCGCTACAATTATATTTACTTGTGCTACATTACCTACAACTTTAACTATCTTAAACTCCAAGCCTTCTTTAGTAAGTAATACTCTTAACATAGATACTGGTATCATACATCTGCCTTTCCTGTTAGTTTTATTAACCTATCTAAGTACCATTGTGATTTCAATAGGTCTTCTTGTTTATTCTTATATCTCCAGCGGTGTAGATACTTAGCAATGTTACCTCTTAGGTATCCTATATATTCTTCTTGGGTTAGGAAATCTTCTATGTAATCAATACATTCAATCCTACCTTTGCCATAATGCGCTGGGTTGTTTACGTTATCCATTCTGTTCTCTGCTAATAGTTCTGGTATAGAGTTAGGGTCTATCATAAGTTTAATAATCAATCAAGGCAGACCACGATACAGGAAATAAATCTAGCATCTTATGGTTGATCTGATCTGCTACTACCCTAGTCTCTGCTTGAGTGTCAGACTTGCAGCGGAGGTTACACATATCAGCAAAGGCATCTAAGCTACCACTCCAGTACCACTCAGTCATAGTAGACTGTGGTAATACCATACGTGCTTGCTCAGGAGCTACTCCTTCGTTTAATAACCCTTGATAGTTTCTAATAGACCACATGTTTGCCTTTGAAGATGCCGCCATAATTCTTTGATTTGTTTGTATAACTCCATCACTACCTTGCTTCTTATCCTCGCTACGCCCACGCCACTCATCAGGTAAATAAAACTCAGGGTCACTATCTACATACCTTCTGCTTATCTCATTCCAACGTAGGAACTTATGCTTAACTAACTGTCTTGCTACAAAGATAGGAGCTTTAACATGGAATGTTACAAACGCATGACCGAAGGGTGACATATGCTTATGCTTTGCTAGGTAGTTGATAAGCTTCTTATCCATATCAGCAAGGACAGGGATGTCAGGACCTCCATCAATACTGGTATAGCCTATCGCTTTTCTTTCCTTACCAAAGGATACACGCGCAGCATTTACAACTGTTAGGTCTGAACCCATGTGATCTTTATATCTTGCTTCTATCATCTGCATATCTCCTGTAGTTTTTCCATGTCCTCTGGCATACGATACTTAATATCATCAGACAAACTTAGTGCTATTGTTTTGTTACCTGTCCACAGTTCTATCTCTCTGCGATACTCAATAGTCTTTGATACTGCGTCAGGGTCTAGTGCAATCACAGCCCTGTCATACTCACCTATCTTTTCAAAGTGTTTATGATTCATGCTAGTACC